CTAATGAGAACCTTTCTCGCTTGCACTCTCTCACTGATCGTCGGCACTGCCTATGGTCAGTATGTACTAGACGGTGCCCGTGCTGCCGTTGAAATTATTCAGGATCAACGCTCCTGATTCTCTTAAGATTTGGGTCGTCATTTGACCCCTCCATCCTGTAGACTAATCACATGAGAAACGAAACCATGAACGAACCAAAATGCATCGCCGTCATCGGTGGATCTTATCTAGATGGTCATTACGAGGGAGAGGACTTTGATTCCCTTCGTCTCTTTGACTGCCAATCAACGGCAGATGCCTACAAGGAAGAAATCAAAGATGATTTTGATTACGTGCTCACACGGGTTCTTCCTGTCTCACAATACAGCATGATGATGGGAGGGACAATCGGATAAGTGACACAGGCAACCCCTAGTTGCCACCCTGACCCTGTAGACTAAGTTCAACAAACAAACCACCAATCAAATCATGTTCGCAGTTCAACCAACCTCCTTCGTCACCTTTGATCAGTGGGGTTGCGACTACACACCAACGATTGCCGGTGCTTACCGTATCGCAGCGATCAGACAGCAGGATGGCGAGGGTGATCAGATGATCTGGAAACTCACCTCAGGCGAACCCGTTGCATGGGTGCGTGTCTATGATGGAGAGGACATCAGCAGTGTGACAACCCAAGAGCTGGCACTGCTGGCATAGGCAACGCCCCTCTAGGGTCTACAATAAGCACATACCAAACAAAGGACATCACATGACAGCATCCACCATGACCGACACCACATACAACGGTTGGGCAAACTACGAAACATGGAATGCCTCCCTCTGGATCGGCAACGATGAGTTCCTTTACAACACGGCAAAGGCATGTGTGAAGTTCTGCAGTGAGGATGAGACGCCTTGGGATAAGTTCGTCCGTTGCATGACAGATGGACAGATCGGACGTTTCATCGGTGCGACTGGTGATGGTGTCAAGTGGAATGATTCTGCCATAGACGCAGATGAGATGAACGAAATGATGGAGGAACTGTGAGGGGTCGCCCCTTCCATGCTATAATTTCACCAACGACACAACACCGTGAACAAAAGATCTTACACCAAAGCAGCAGACCAGATCCATGCTCGCTACGGGTTCATGTTCACCAGTGCTAAGAAGCACCGCAAATACAAGCACGTTCAACTAGGCATCATCAGCACATGCAGCAGTAGCCCAAGTGATGGCAATGCACTGAGGCAGATTGAGCGACAGTGCCGACGCCTAGTGGCAACAGTATAGCATAGGGGGGGGGACTGTATATTGCCCCCTACCCCTTTTTTTATGGGGTGCCGAGCGAAAATCCATGGGTCCCTCCTAACCTACAAAAGTATCCAGACGACCGCTAAATATTTTTGAAAATGGTTTTTTAGAAACCATGAAACCCAAAAAATTTTCGCAGCAAAAAAATCATGAAAAAGGTCGATGAAAAATTATACAATAACGCACTAAAGAATTTCGAGGAATTTTGCAATGGATTTGAACGAGCAGCATCTGAGAGCTATCTCAGAGACGAGCGAGACACCAGAATCGGGCACTATACAGATAAGTATCGAAACGATACTCCTGAAGTTATCCGAGAAGGTCTTGGAGTTGGAGAAGAAGATCTTGGAATTGGAATCCCCGACATTGATGTATCGCCGTCCGAGTGCGACTGAGCACGAGAAATTATCAGAAACACTCAATTATCTGCATAATAGTGTAGAAGAACTCAGAGGAAGATGCCAGTAAGTTTAGTACCAACTCCATCCTGCTTAGTAACTGGGGCAACATTCAGTTTAGTGCCTGCACCGAATTATGTGAATTATGTTGAGGAGACTCGTTTAACCGGACCTATGCCATGGTTATACGAGGTAATCAACCCAAGCACACTGATTACTGCAGTTGCTACTGGGGGATGTCCAGATCCAGTTTTACCTGAATTCATCACTGGAATTAGTATTGATAAGGTTGGTTGTAGTATTTTAAAGATTGCTGATGCTGCATATGAGCAAGGTTATACAATACCACAGAATCTTCCATCGATGACGGCAGGTTTTAATGAACCTTTTGTAAACTATGGAAAGATTGTATCAGGACCGGTCAAGACGTTATCGTTAGCAAATCCATTAATTGGATATTATAGCGAGAAATATTTCCATGATTCGGAATGGATATTTGGAACATTTTATGAAACAGAGACTGAGATATTAAAAAATAATTACACTAGTGTTGATTTAATCAATGGGTATCGGAAGATGAATCTAGAGGATGTCCCACCGGAAACAGATCAATTAACATCAAAAACGTTTAAAGGAATTAAGTTTAGTCAATTAGATGTAAATCAGTTAGCAGTCACAGATCCATCGTATGTTATAACGAAAGGGAATGATTTCTTCGATCAATTTGAACCTGAGATATCATTATGGGTAAGAATGAAACCTTCATTAATTGAGGTAATGCGATATACGTATATTGTAACGGTTACGCATACATGTCCACCATTTGTGACTCGGTTTAATGGTTTCATGGATGTTGAGAATAATTGGACACCAACTGCGAATCGTATTGGATATTGGCTAGATAGAGCAGTAGGATTCTTACCACCTCCACCAGGTGTTAAATCAAATTTACCGGGAGTTAATGACTAATGGCATTCCTTAGACCTATTAGTGCTTTAAAGGACCTTACAGCAGGTCATGGATGCCATCCACCGGTTGTAGGGATCACCGCATCACCGAATGTATTTGTAAATGGAAGACCTGTGCATACTGTAGGTGATGTTTTCCAACCCCACACATGTGGTCCTGATACTCATGCTGACGTTGCAGTTAAAGGTTCTTTAAGAGTTTTAACAAACGGGAAGTCAACAATGAGGTTAGGTGATAAGTTAGCACCTCCTAGCATTATGGTAATGGGTGCATGGAACGTCTTTGCAGGTGGTTAAATCTGTGCTATAATACGGAAGTCAATCGATAAAAGGCAATGGCAAAGAGCAGAGTTGGACTTTCAAGCAGAGACACGATCGAGTCGCGACCAAAACGCACTCGTCAAGGACGTGGTAAGCACACGAAGTATACTCCGACATCACGTAATAGCGCAAAGAAGCGTTATCGCGGTCAAGGTAAGTGAATTTAATCTGTAATCTTCCTGCTGAGAAAGTATGGGTTCGTAAAGAATACTTACAAGATCATCAGGATGGTCACGGAGAATTTGTAGAAGGTGTCTGGGTATCTGCTAAAAGTATACCTGGACGTGCTTTTTATTTTGAGACATACCTACCGGAATATGGTGCAATGTATGACAAACTTCCTATAAGTGCATTTCTCCGAGCGCCGAAACCACCGACACCAGATATGTCTCTAGAGAACCTACAATATTTGTTTACATTAGATAATTATCATGCAAACCCTGATGTGATAGATAATACTGATAATTATTTTTGGGAAACTAATGCTGAACGAAAACTACGAACGGAGACCTCAAATGGGAAATAGTAGAGTTGATAAAAGTCAAAATTTCATTGATAAAGGCATGACCTTGATCACTGAAGTAGAAAGTGACAAATATTTACGAAAAGTAGGTAAAAGAAAATCTGTGCAAGAAGGTGAAATTTTTGATAATGAATCAGAATGGGCAGATGGGTTCTGTGGTAAGTGATAAATAGAAATAGCCTATAGTGTGTCTACATGCCAACGTTTCAAACCTTTAAGGATTTGAATATAACATTTAAGAAGCATCCAAATACTGATGATTTGGTTGTTGTTAAAGATGATGCTGCAATTAAGCAAGCAATCAAAAATTTGTTATTAACCAACGTTGGTGAAAGACCGTTTCAACCTGCTCTTGGTTCTAAGATTCCTAGACTGTTATTTGAACCATTGGACTTTATTAGTAGTTCAATGATCAAAGACGAGATTAGACGAGTAATTGGAGAATATGAACCAAGAGTAGAACTCGTCAATGTTGAGTGTGAACCAAATTCAAATGAAGATGGTTATGATGTTGAATTTGACGTAAGGATTATGGGACGTGATGATGCTATAGCATTAGAACTATTTCTAGAGAGAACCCGATAATGCCATATGCACAGTTAGCAAATCTAGATTTTGATCAGATTAAGATTGCTCTTAGGGAATATATCAAGAGCACATCTGATTTTACTGATTATGATTTTGAAGGTTCTGCCCTTTCAGTCATAATTGATACCCTTGCCTATAATACTTACTACACGGCATTTAATGCCAATATGGTAGTCAATGAACTATTCATTGACTCTGCCACCCTGAGAGACAATGTGGTGGCGCTAGCAAAGCAATTAGGTTATACCCCGAAGTCTATTGTTGCTCCAACAGCAACGGTAACGTTTAATGTAGACTTTACGGGATCTACACCTGCAAACAATCAAATTGTCCTAGAAAAAGGAACTGGTTTTGTTGCGACATATGATAATAACTTATATCAGTATGTTGCAATTAGTGATGTAAAAAGATCAATCGTATCGAATCAGGCAATTTTTGACAATGTAGATATCAGAGAAGGATCTTTAGTTAATGATACTTACATTGTAGATAATACACAAAAAAATCAAAGATATATTATTGAGAATGGAAATGTGGATACATCAACGATTATTGTTGATGTTTATCTTAACGAGCAATCTAGTGTTTCTGAAGAATATAAGTTATCAACAAATATTCTTGGTGTTAATAAAGAATCTAAGATCTATTTTGTTAATGAAATTGAAGATGAGAAGTATGAAATATTTTTTGGTGATGGTGTATTAGGTAAAAAACTAGACAATGGACAAAAAATTGAAATTTCTTATCTAATTACTAATGGTCCAGAGACTAATGGAGCAAAAGATTTTACTTTTAGTGGTATTGTAAAAGACACTAGTGGAAATACAAATTACCCCTTCACAACATCAATCACTTCTACGGTTGCTGCAAACGGCGGTAACGACATTGAAAACATCAATAGTATCAAATACAATGCGCCAAAATACTTTGGCACACAAGACCGTGCAGTGACTGCTGGTGATTATGCTTCTATTGTGAGAAACATATATCCTGCTATTTCTGATATCATTTCTTTTGGTGGTGAGGAGCAAGAACCTCCTGCATATGGTCAAGTTTTCTTAGTAGTTAAGCCAACTAGTGGTTCATACTTGTCAACATACACAAAACAACAAATTAAATCTGCTTTAAAGGATTATATGGTTGCTTCTGTGACCCCAGAGATTTTAGATCCTTCTATTCTTTATGTTGAATTGGAGAGCAAAATTTTCTATGACACTAGGAAGACAAACTTCACTTCAGAACAAATTAGATCTGGTGCAATTAATGGTATCGAAGGTTATCTTGCCCAATCAGATACCGAAAAATTTAATGGTAAATTTAGATACAGTAAAGTAGTTGGTGTCATTGACGAATCTGATATGTCAATCAACTCAAACCTTACTAGTGTAATTATGAGGAAAGATTTTTATCCTCAGTTAAATTCTACGTTCTTTTATGAAGTTTGTTATCAAAACACTTTCTTAGATGATGATGATCCTGTTATGAGTTCGACTGGGTTTGTTGTTTCCGAATATCCTAATTATACTGTATATTTGGAAGACAGGGTTGGTAAAATCATCCTATATAGAATAGATCCCCTTTCGGGAGAAAAAGTCGTCTTGAACTATTCTCAAGGAGACATTAATTATGAGAAAGGTGAGATTATGTTATATGACTTAACTATCATTAAAGGTAGTTTTAACGATAATAGAATTGAACTTAGAGTTTTACCTAAGTTTAATGATATTGTTGCAAAACGCGAAGTATACTTAGATGTAGACATCGCCAAAAGTAAATTCCAAGCATATCAAGAGTAAGTTTAGATGGTCGTAAAGAATAGGAGCATCTCTCATCTAATTGAGGATCAATTACCTGAATTTATAGTTACCGATTATCCATTATTTGCTCGTTTTTTGGAAAAATATTACGAGCAAGCAGGATCTCGTGGGCAGCCATTCGATATTCTCAATAATCTAGAAGCATATAGAGATATTGATTATTACGAAGAGTCTATTCTTAACGAGAAGTCACCTTTAATTGGAATTATTAATAACACTGATTCTACTGTTGAAGTAGAAGATGCATCTTCATTCCCCCCAAAGAATGGATACATTAAAATTGATGCTGTAATTTGTTTTTACAAAGAGAAGCGAGGAAATACTTTTTATGATGTTTCTAGAGGAGTAAGTGGAAATTCCAAACTTGGAGATCTTTATAGAG